AATATAGCGATCAAGTTCCACATCACACACCTTTTTAAGGAACCTAAGTGTACTCTGATCGTCCTTCTCTCCACTGGGGAATACAGCTTGTACCAGAGGACCAAGATGGATGTAAATACTATCAGTGTCACTAGCAATAACATAATCTTCTCCGTCAGTTTGTAATACTTTGTTTAAATAATCATTTACTTTATTCTCTATCCATCTGATTGAGACTTGACCTGATAGAGTGATGGCTTCAGCATTCGCAAGATTATAATACCTGAAATACTGGTTACCAATTGCACCATAGGCAGAGTTGAGTTGAATCTTCCTTGCCATCTGGATGTTATTAAACTTTGAGATGTCTTGCTTCAATTTGTTAGAAGGTTTCTTCTCATAGTTTTGCTTCGCTTGAAGCATTTTCTTTTTGTATATTGTCCTCTCTTCATAGATGCGTTGCATCATCTGAGGTAGGAATCCGTGGATGTCCTTGCGGTATTGTGCTCCGTTGGCACACACTGCAAAGTCTCCATCGATTCGTACTTCTCTACGAAGCAATCCATCAACACTGGCGGTGGGATGTCGTCTTTCACAGAGGGTTTCGGGACTGATGTTGTACTGCATGATGAGATGAGGGTACAGAGAGTTAAGATCGAAACTCGCAACCCAATCATACATGCCTGGTTTAGGTTCTTTAACATATGCACCTGCATATTTTTCATCCTTTTTACTACTATTCCTTGGTGGTACTACAATGTTTCTCTTTCTAAGATCATTGTAAATCAATGTGTCCCATACTTTAACCTGAGAATATACATCCTCAAAGTTAACCTTGGCATCATATGCCATAGCGACACACAATTCAATCAGTTTCATCTTGTCTTCCAATTGGTCAACAAGATTAACGTCATGTATATTATACTCTACAAAGCGTTGCCAATCATTAGTATAGAAATCTTTAAAGTTTTCATACTGTGAGTGATCTAACTTAGCATCATCCAATTCTACCATAGCTATATGGTCTAGTCTATAAGACTCTTGGTTGGTGTAAGTAAACTTCTTATAAAGGTCTAGGTAGTCAAGAATGTTAACACCAGTGATATCATAAGCAATATTCTTACGTCCCTGAATGATAATCTCCCTGTCATATACCCTCTTCCAAGGTGACAGAGACTTCTTCCACTTCTCTCCTAGTATTCTCTCTACTCTGCGACAGATATAAGGTATGTCATAGAGGTTACAGTTCCATCCTGTAATAATGTCAGGAGTATTCTGCACCCACCACCCTATAAAGTCTTCAAGCATCTCTGCCTCAGTCCAGAAGACCCGATACTCATGCTTCGATTGATACTCACGTGTACCCCAAGTGATGATCTTCTTTGTATTGAAATCCTTCATCGTAATGCATAGCATCTCCTCAGCAGATGCTTCTACATCAGGGAAACCATTCTCACATGCAACCTCAATGTCAATCGTATAGATCTTCATCTTGGTCATGTCATAATCTACATCAGAATTAAACTTCTGAGCGATATGTTGGTAGAGGAATCTCTCATACCCATGCACCTCTAAACCAGCAGCATTTTCATACTGTCTAAGGAAGTCACGTGCCTCTCTAGCACCATCAAACTGCTTAGGGTATGCTTTCCTACCATCCAAGGTCTTATACTTGGATGGTTTCTTCTGAGCATCAGGTACCAGATACATTACTGGCTTTGACTTCTCTCTATACTGCACAGGTTCTCCATCCTCATACCCTCGGTAGAGAATGTCATCACCCAATAAACAAAGGTTAGTATAGAAACTACTCACTTTTAACTGATTCTTCGTACAACTTGGTCACCGTCAAGGATGGATCCAGTATAGTCATAACGTCCTCACTTGTCAAGAAGATGTCACGTTGACTGCTGTGCAAGGGGTACTCCTCTAGCACACCCTCTGGTGTCACGTAGTAACAATCCTCAATCAACAGATTAGGTTCTTCATCTAATTCTGTGATCTTACCCAGCAAATAGGTTGTCGGGTGGTGTTTCAGAATGATCAACTTTAACATCTTCTTTCTTTAATGATTTGTATTTTTCTATTGCCTGTTGCCATCCCTCTACGACATTGGAATGTGGATCAGATATTGATACCACTGAATATAGGGTAACAATGTTTCGGCCTGTCCCTAATGGTGACCAAGGAAAAAATTCCAATTGAATGTCACCTAGTGACTCCATCTCTGTCTTCTCTTCAAACATATCCTCAGTTGATCTAAGGATTGTTACAACCATTGCATCAAGAAACTCGTATGCAATGGCAGACTTACCTGACTCAGGACGGATCTCCTTTACGTCAGCTACTACGTCCTCTCCGTTTTGCATTCTTACGACCTTTACGCTCATAATCTCTCTCCATTAGGTTGTCAAATGTAAACTTCACCATGTCAACGAAGGCACGTCGAGCAGTGATATTCTTTTCTTCAGCAAGGATGTGTACCATCTGGTTGAACTCATCAGTATACACTGGTGGGATGTCAACTGTCAAGGTGTCCTTCCTTTCTTCTTTACCTGAGCACAGGTTTACATACATGTTCATGGTTATTCCCATTAAAAAGAGACCCTTGGGGTCTCTTCGGTTGTGTATTATATATGTTAGTAATCATCATCATTTGTCTGTGACTCCACCCACTCAGCATTGTTTCGACAGTATGCATCAGCATCTATTTGCATATGCCAGTGTGTAACAGTGTGCATAGCTTGGATGGTAGTGGTTGTAAACAATAACATCACTGGGATGCACCACAATGGGTGCATCATCACATCACCTGGTTTGTTCATGATAGGTAATCCTTACGAGCATGGTGCTCAGGTACTATCTTACCTAACTTGACAACGAGGAGTCCGTTGTTGAAGGTAACGTCTGTGACGTGGGTGTCTTCTGCGATTGTCCACGACCTCTTGAAAGTTCGCTTAGCCAATCCCCTGTGGATAAACGTCTCTTCCTCCTCTGGTTCAGATTTGGTTCCTTCGATATGAAGTTTTCCATACTCTGTGTAGACATTGACTTCCTCCTTGGCGAAACCTGCTAGTGCTACTTCTAATCTAGACTCGTGATTGTTTATGTGTACAATATTAAAGGGTGGATAGTTACTTGCTTCTATTGCATTGAAGCTCTCGAAGTAATCATCCAACCCTAACGAGTTAGTAAAAATCTTGTCCATCAACTGAGGTAAATCAGCTGCACGGTATCTCTGTATCTTAGACATAAGTCCTCCTTAAATAAGCGAGTGTTAAATTGTGGTCCCCGAAGGCAACCACATCTATTTATACCACATACCTCGGCCACTACCAGTAGGGGTATCCGAAATAGTACATATGTTACATTACTTTATTTGCTAAATAGAAGTACTTCTACTTAGGATAATTGGATGAAAAAAGCATTCTTGCTTTTTGGAATGATTTTGATGAGTGGCACAGCAGCACGTGCCGACCTGACTCATAGACTTAGTAGCTCGACTCAACTCCAAGTAGATGCGGGTTATACTCAAGTTTCAAGAGCAGCGAATTCTTATAGTACCAGTGGATCTGGTGTATCAACAACTGTTACTGCCAATGGTAGTGCATCAAGCAGTCTTGGTGGTATCAGTGCGGTCAGTAACGCAGGAGTTGCTACTGTTACTCTACCTGATGCAGCACAAACAACCCAAGGAAATGCATATAGCTATACACAAAGCTTAAGTCTAGGCGATGCTATCGTTACTACTGCGGCTGATGTAGGCGATGTCCAAGGTTACTCCAACATAGTATCGACTGCTCCTGGTACCGCTGGTTCCTTGGCTGGTACCATAAGTAGTGCTGGTGCCATGACGATAACAGCTGGCGGGGCTGGAACTTCAGCTACTGGACAGTTTGTTACAGAGGTCACCATACGCTAGGAGTGATACATAATGAAACGAGTTTTAGTACTACTACTGCTTAGTTTCGGTGGGACTGCTGTAAATGCAGTCCCAGTGGTACCAAATTTCCAACAAGGTTCGATGACGAGCCACACGGAAACTGAGTCTACGATTACGGAGACCATAAATTCGATTGACATGAGGACAGGATGGGAATACACAGTGAGTGGGGTAGGCATTTCAAACAATGGAGAAGCACTAAACCCCAACGTGAATACATCAACAGTGACGGTAGCACCGTCCGTAGGATCAGGAGAAGCAGCCATAACAGGTACAGTGACTTCATCCTTCGACAACTTGGACTTCGGAACCAGTCCGAACTTCACAATATCAACTCCAGGGGAGGCGTTTCAATTCGTACAGAGTTATCAAGGACCAGGGGTCACCAACCAGACCCTAATACAAAGAGTCACCACCGTAAAAAGCGTGACCGACACAACAAGTACGTTTACCCAGTAATTGCAGCACTTCTCAGT